TAAAAACGGTCATCTAACCTACGGTCAGCTGACAACGGTCATGGAATGACCTACGGTCATACTTATTATACGGTCATGAAAGACCTACGGTCTTACTATATTACGGTCATTTTTCAAAATTTTTTTTAAGCAAAAAAAATAGCAGGCTAAAACCTGCTATTTAATTTTTAAGATTTTAGTTTATGCAACAACAAAATCATTGAAAGAATTTTTTGCTAAAGATCCTTTTGCTTTTAATGCAATAACATGACCATGTTTAGTTGAATTATCGATGTCGGATAAATCACCATTAAAAACGGGACGACCTAAAAAATACTTTGGAAAGGTATTTCTAAAAACTACGGCAATAGGATTGCTATAATCTAAAGCTTTACCAACTTGGTTTAAATAAGCATCTCGACCAGAATATGAAAACATTAATTTATAATTTTCAATTTTATTGCAAGTCTCTAATCTATTCGCTCTTTTAGTATAATCATAAAAATAAATGTTTTTAAACAAATCAAAAATACAAGTATTTTCGTAAGGTATATCAGACAATACGTTTAAACGTGCCGACGGATTAACATTATTCTTTTTACAATTAATAACGTGTAAATTTAATTCATGTACTAATAATTTCATGAATAAATCATAATCATTATTATATAAATTACTTTTATTATTTCTTGCATTAACAACATTGTTAAAACGTCCACGTCCAGCAGATTTTAAACATAATTCAAAACATCCTGCTTTTACTGACATGGGGCAAAATTTAATGCTAGGCATTAATGAAAGACCTGCAACATTATAAACGCCTTTAGAAGATTTCTTTAATTTAGTATTTGCACCAAAACGATCTAATAAACAATTGACGTTATAAGTATGTTTAACATAATCTTTTATTTCTTTTATTTCTTTTACTGTATTTGAAATCATTTTTTACTCTCTCTCTATTAAGTTAATTTATAAGACTATCCTATATTATATTTTATAGTATAACAATAATTATTTTAATCATTTTTAATTATTTCTTTATGGTGTGATAAAAATGTCACAGCTTGAAAACCTGGAAGAGAATGATAATCATTCGCAATTGGGGTAACTATGTGAATTTTGAAAATAAGTTTGTGTAAGAGGGAAGGGGGCACCCCCCAAATGACCGTAGTATGCTTGCAGACTACGTCTGTAATAGTTAGGTTGATAATTTCATTCAAATGTATTATCGTTCGAACATGTTAAAAAATTTAGAAGCACTGCCAGACGAGATTCTTAAAGAAACCCTGTTACTGGAAGAACAACTAAAGAGACTAGAAACTCGTGAGTTAGCCCGTGATAAATTCATGGCGTACGCAAAGCATGTGTATGACGGTTTCATTGAGGGTAGGCATCACAGCATCATAGCCGAGAAGCTAGAACTGATAGCCCAGGGCAAACTAAAAAGGCTTATTGTAAACATGCCCCCCAGACATTCTAAATCTGAATTTGCATCCTATCTCATGCCATCTTGGTTCTTGGGACGTAATCCAAAATTAAAAATTATACAGGCTACCATGAACACTGAACTTGCTGTAAGATTTGGTAGGAAAGTCCGAGATCTCATTGCCGATCCCATATATGCTGAGATCTTCCCCAACACGGACTTGAAACAGGATAGCCAAGCAGCAGGTCGTTGGGAGACTAGTGCTGGCGGGGAATATTTCGCTGCGGGGGTGGGTGCTGCAATGACAGGTCGTGGTGCGGATTTATTAATTATTGATGATCCACACTCGGAACAAGATGCTTTATCGGCTAGTGCTTATGACACAGCTTATGAGTGGTATACTTCTGGACCTCGGCAGAGACTACAACCGGGGGGTACCATAATAATTGTGCAAACCAGATGGTCTAAGAAAGATTTGACAGGCAGGTTACTGGGGGCACAGGCAAAAGACATTATGGCAGATCAATGGGACATAGTTGAATTTCCAGCTATACTTCCTTCGGGGGAACCATTGTGGCATGAATTCTGGAAAAAAGAAGAGCTACTAAAAGTCAAAGCGTCACTATCTCCTGGTAAATGGAATGCTCAGTGGCAACAAGATCCTACATCCGATGACATAGCTATGGTCAAACGAGAGTGGTGGCAGTTGTGGGAGAGGGAAGACACGCCACGATTGGATTACATAATTCAAAGTTACGATACGGCTTACAGCAAAAAAGAGACTGCTGACTATAGTGCTATTACGACTTGGGGTGTATTTGAGCCAAAAGAAAACGGAGAGCAGCATTTAATTTTGTTAGATGCTAAAAAAGGACGTTGGAATTTTCCAGAACTCAAGGAGATTGCTGTAGAGCAAAACGAATACTGGGAGCCAGACATGATGTTAATAGAAGCAAAAGCTTCTGGTTCTTCTTTAGCTGATGAGTTACGATTAATTAATTTACCTGTTACTACTTACAGTCCCGGTAGGCGAAAGGGTGGGGGTGGTATGGACAAGACCACGAGGATGCATATGGTATCTCCTATTTTCGAATCTGGAAAAGTGTGGTATCCTGACGAAAGGTTTGCTGACGAAGTTATCGAAGAGGTTGCTTCTTTTCCGAATGGCGACCATGATGACTATTGTGATAGCATGACTATGGCACTAATGAGGTTTAGACAAGGCGGATTTATTAGTTTACAAGGGGAAGAGATCGCAGAAGATTGGTTTCCTCGTAGAGCAAGAGAATATTACTAGGAGTTTTGAAATGAGTAGAACTAAAAAAGAGAAAGAACTTGGAATAATAGGAAAAAAAAATAGAAGTAAAAAAGAAACTCCTATGTTGGAAAGTATTCAAAGCACAAGAAGATTAGAACAAGCTGCTATGAAAGGTGAAAAAGTTTCTCCCAAGTTAAATACTACTTTAGCAGATATTGTTAGAGTAAAAAGAGGAAGTAAGTACAAAGGTCAAGGTAACGTCCCTACCTTAGAACAAGAAAAAGAACGAGCTAAATTAGCAAAAAATGCCCCTGTAAAAAAAGCAATGGGCGGTATAATGAAAGCTCGTGGTGGAACATTTAAAGGTACTTATTAATGTCTAAGAAAAAGACAGTGAAAAAGGGTAAGGGTAAAACCGTTACTAACCGATTTTCAGATCGACTACGTCCTACAAAGAGTAAAAAAACAAGGATAACATAATGGCAATACAACCTAGACAAATAGCAGGCATGGTAGAAGGATCAATGGGAGCGGGTGGTCAATTCACTCCCGAAGAAGATAGTCTCCAGATCGAAGTACCGGGTACCGAGGCTCAACTCCCTGACGGCATAGAACTTATGGAAGAGGGGGTAACTGAGGTTATTGCCGAGCCTTATGATCACAATGCCAATCTAGCCGAGGTTCTTGACGAAGACGTACTTGGCTCTTTGTCCTCGGATCTTCAATCTAAATTTCGTGAAGATTTAGAGTCTAGGGAAGATTGGGAAGAAGCTATATCTAAAGGATTAGGGTTACTTGGAATTAATTACGAGGATCGAAGTGAACCCTTCTTAGGGGCAAGTGGTGTAACACACCCATTACTTTCTGAAGCTGTCACCCAGTTTCAAGCACAATCATATAAAGAGATGTTGCCAAGTGGCGGGCCAGTAAAGACTCAGGTTCTAGGAACTCCGACCTCGGAGACTGAAGCACAGGCACAGCGTGTAGAAGACTTCATGAATTATCAGATTACTGAGATCATGGAGGAGTATGACCCAGACACAGATCAGATGTTATTTTATTTGCCATTAACTGGATCTACATTTAAAAAAGTTTATTTTGACGAAACAAAGCAGAGAGCCGTTTCCAAGTTTGTTCCAGCTGAAGATATGGTTGTTCCATACTCGGCTAGTGATTTAAGAACAGCGGAGAGGGTGACACATGTTGTTAGAATGTCCTATAATGATATTCGCAAGCTACAAGTAGCAGGAGTATATAAAGATGTTGAACTATCTGAAACAAACGATGGCGAAGACGAAGGAGCTATCAAAGAGCGTGCTGATGAGTTGTTGGGACTACGTCCAAACTATTCTGATGACTCTTATACCTTATTGGAATGCCACATTGACTTGGACTTGGAAGGTTTTGAAGACAAGGATATGGAGGGGAATCCTTCGGGTATTATGTTGCCTTATATTGTCACCCTTGATCAAACTTCTGGAAAAGTGTTATCGATTTCTAGAAACTTTAGAGAACAAGACCCATTAAAGAGGAAACGTCAATATTTTACTCATTTCAAGTTTTTACCAGGATTTGGTTTTTACGGCTTCGGTTTATTGCACACAATCGGAGGTTTATCTCGTGCAGCAACTTCTATTTTAAGGCAGTTAATTGATGCAGGTACGCTCTCTAATTTACCAGCTGGCTTTAAGGCTCGTGGTGTTCGCATTCGTAATGATGATGAGCCTCTTAATCCTGGGGAGTTTAGGGACATCGATGTCCCAGGCGGAGATCTCAAGAACTCAATCATCCCATTGCCATACAAAGAGCCATCAAATACATTAGCACAGCTTTTAGGTGTGGTTGTTGATTCTGGTAGACGTTTTGCACAGGTTGCAGACGCAAAAACAGCGGATGTAAACTCAAATGCACCTGTTGGAACGACTGTTGCGTTGATTGAACAGGGTTCAAAGATCATATCTTCCATACATAAGCGTCTACATTACGCTCAAAAGCAAGAATTTCGCATGTTAGCGGAGATTTTTAGCGAAAATCCAGTTCCATACCCTTATTTTGTTGGAAATGTACCTCCAGAGACGATGCAAGCCGACTTTGATGGTCGTGTAGACATACTTCCGGTGTCAGATCCGAATATTTTCTCTATGGCACAGCGATTATCACTGGCTCAGACACAATTACAACTAGCTCAAGCTGCTCCACAGATACATAATGTACATGAAGCGTACAGAAGGATGTATGATGCGTTGGATATCAAGAATATTGAGGCTATTTTGCCTGCTCCGATGCAACCACAGCCTGTAGATCCGGCAACCGAGAACGGAAATGCTTTAAAAAGTATGCCTATACAAGTATTTCAGCAACAAGATCACGAAGCACATGTTAGAGCACATATTGCCTTTTTATCAACTCCAGCTGGACAAGCAAATCCTCAGACTTTCATATTGCTTCAGTCACATACACAAGAGCATATTGGAATGATGGCTAGAGATCAGGTGGTTAAATTCTTTGAAGAGTCAATTAAAGCTGCACAACTATCTGGTCAGCCTGTACCTCAGTTAGATCCAGATGCTGTTGAAGCAGCAATTGCTCAACAGGTTGGTGAGATTCTAAAAGAAGTAATGCCATCTCTACAACCACAGCAACAGGCTGATCCGTTAGTTGAGATTAGAAAGAAAGAGCTTGAGAATGATACCGCTGAGTTACAAAGAAAAGCTCAGAATGATCAGATGAACTTTCAGATTGATCAGTCTAAACTTCAACAAGCTTATGAACTTGCACAACAAAGACAACAGTTGCAAGAAAACATTGCAGATGATCGTAACGATGTAAACATATATCGTATCAATATGGCGTCAGCTTCTAAAGGTGCACCACCTGTGAGGGGTAACAAACCTAATTAAGCTATGATATAATCTGGATATGGATCCAGTAACTATATCATTAGCCGTTGGCGTGGCATCAAAAGCTTTTAGTGCAATCAAACAGGGATTTGCCGTTGGTCGTGACATTGAACAAATGTCGGGGGACATTGGTCGTTGGATGGGAGCTATATCAGATGTTGATCATGCAGAAAAGCAAGCCAAGAATCCTCCCTTGTTTGGAAAACTTTTTAAAGCAGGTTCTATTGAGGAGGCGGCAATGGCTGCGTACGCTGCAAAAAAGAAACTTGAGGAACAGAGATACGAACTCAAGATGTTTTTGAATTTAACTCATGGCCCTCAAGCCTATGATGAACTTCTACAGATGGAAGGTCAGATCAGAAAACAGCGACAACAAACAGTTTACAAACAACAACAGATGAGACGACAGATAGGCGAGGGTATTGCTTGGTTATTTCTTGCTTTAGTAATGGGTGGGTTTTTATTATTATTAGCGAGTTTATTCTCTAGTAAAGCCTATGGTAGTAATTACACATATGTGCCAAAGCCATACACGAAACAACAACTACAGAATCAAGGTAAGATTGAGAAAAAAAAGTATACAACATGTCGTTTAAAAAAAAGAATAAAATCTAAAACGGGACAGATGGCTTGTATTTATATAGGCAATAATAAAACTTATGAGTTAATGATTGAGAGTTGGTGCCCAAAGCAATACAAATGTCGGTATAACCCGTGGGGAAAAGAACCGAATATCGATGATGTCATTGATTCTTTAAATAATGCAACGAAAGGTAAATAAATGGAAAATATGGTATTAGATGCGTGGAATGATTTATCGTACCTAGAAGGTATACTGTTTACATTTTGGCTTTTTATCTTATACTATGGTAAATGTTGGATAGATTCGAGATTTAAATGAGTTTTAATTTTGAGACATTTCTTAAATGGAAGATTCTGCCGAGGTTTATGATGCTTGCCAGTACTATAATGTCATGGCGTTGTGCAGAATGGTTTATGAATTTAGATAACCCAACAATGCAACAATCAGCGTTTGTGTCTGTTGTGATGGGTGTTATGACAGGTATCTTTGGTATATGGATGGGTCATGAGAATAAATAAAAGGAATATAAAATGTTAACAGCATTAATAGGTCCAGTAAGTAATCTTCTTGGCAAGTTTATAGAAGACAAAGACATGAAGAACAAGTTGGCACATGAAGTGGCAACGATGGCTGAGAATCATGCACAAGAATTAGCTAAAGGTCAGCTAGATATAAACAAGGCAGAAGCGAAGCATAGATCTATTTTTGTTGCCGGATGGCGACCCTTTATTGGTTGGACATGCGGTGTTGCCCTATGTTGGCATTTTGTCTTAGCACCTGTTACTATGTTTATATGTGCTTATTTAGATGTTATTATACCAGAATTACCTACGTTTGATATGGGCTCATTAATGACTGTATTGATGGGGATGCTCGGATTGGGCGGTTTGAGGTCATTTGAAAAGTACAAAGGATTGACAAAATAATGGTTAGAGTAAAACAATTCGCAGATGATTTAGGTATAAGTAAAAATCAAGCTAAGAACTTAATTAACAAAGGTCGGAGTCGCAAGGACGGTGGATCGCAAATCTTGGAGAGTGTAATGAAGAAACCAGTTTATGCTAAAAATGGTAAGGCTAATGTAGTAAAGCCAAAGAAAAAACCAAATAGAATGTTTAGCAATGATGCAGAAGCAGCGAAGAAGAACACTGTTAATAAATTAAAAACTATGGGTGTTTTACCAAGAAAAGACAATACAACAAAAGATAAGACTGAATCTTTAGATAAAGAATTTAGTAGAAAGGTTTTCGAAGCAAATCAAAAAGCTATGAAAGAAGCGGGCGAGACAAGAAAAAAAGCTAACCCAATATCTAAACGAAAAGCAGGTGGTCAAGAAAACTTTGGTATGTTAAGTGTTAAAGCTGGTATTGATAAAAATCCGAATGCAACACAAGCAGATAGAATAGCAGGAGCCACTAAAAATCTTCGTGGTGGTGGCATGGCGATACAAGGACTAGGATTCAGAGGAGTCAAGTAAGTGGCTATAGATGATTTTGATGCTGACTTAGCCGATGTAACCGAAGACGGATACGACACGAATTTAGATGCTTTCGGTCCAGGAAGTGGTCGTGGTGAGGACGTTGGTTATCGTGGAACTGGCGAAGGCACTTATGATGCAGGTTCAGATTCTTATTATATGCCTTCAAGAAGTAATATAATAAACTCTGATAACTATGATGTCGGTTTTGCGATGAATGATCAGTTATCAAGAGGTTTATCTGGAGATGTTTTCGATCCTGCTAAAGTACAACAATATAATCAAATAGCTGCAGGTTTTAGTTCTGAGCCTCTTAATATTTCAAATCAACAAATAATGAACAATTCAGCCATGTTACGAGAACAGGGTAAAGGCTTAGAAGATATAAGAATTGATTTTGTAAAAGAATTAGGATCAAAAGAAGGTAATGCAGCTTTTGGTAATTTTTTAAGTGGTGCTTTTAATGTAAGTAAAATGGGGCCTTATTCTGATCCCATGAAAACATCAGATATAGGTGCTTTTGGTGTTGGTTTATCTAGCTTAATGGGAGACAAGACAGCAAATTATCCTATGAATAATTATGATCTCGTAGACTTAGCTATGAAACAAGGAAATTTTGCTTTGTCTGGAAGAGATCCTAGTGAGTTTGGATCACTAGGAGGCATAGCTAATCAGTTTGGCAGAGATGTTTCCGCTGGAGCAAAACAAGTTACGAATCAATTATTATCTTTAGCTGATGGTGCTATGAGTTATCTTAGCAATCAAGGTAAAGCTGGTGATACAGTTGAGAATATAGTTGCAGAACAAAGAGGAAAAGAAATAGCTCAGTTAGAAAAAGAAAGACTAGAACAAGGACTCAACAAAGATTTTAAAACTAGTACTTTTCCCAGTATAACTAAAACTAATTTAGATCCAGCATTTGTAAATTTACCACCAGATCCAGTGATGGTAAACCAAATACAAAGAGACATAGCAAAGAGCAGAGGTATATTTGATCTTCCGCAAGCGGCTGATCTTCAAAACCAACAAATAGCTGCAGGAACTAATGCAGGAAAAACATTAAATCCAGAACTGCCAGTTTCGTTTCCTTATGGAAGAAGTGGCGGTTATAACATGAGTGTTTTATCATCTAGAGGTGATGCAGCAAAACCTAACCCAATACAAGGACCACCTAATCCTTTCGTTAATGATATAGTTTCTCCTATTTCAAGACCTTTTGCGACCACTGATGAAGTTGCTCTTCAAAGAGGAACAGATGGATATTATTTTGCCAATGCAAGTAATAGAAAGTTAGATATTCCAGAACGTATATCTAATTTTACATTCCCTACTTTGACAGAGGCTCAAGTTAGGGC